ACTCGACGGCTGATAGCAGCGTTACCTTGGCCATGCGTCACTCCTTTGGAGTCATCGTGTAGAGCATCGCCAAAACACGCCGCTGCACCTTGGCCAACTCTGTGACGGCCTCTTCGCTGATGCTCGGGCCTAGCGTGGCGTGGGCGATCTCGTGCAGGATCGTCTCAATGCGGGACCATCCACGGGCACGCTCGTCAATGAGGATGCGAGGACGGGCGGCGTTGTCAAAGAACGTCCAGCCGGCAGCGTCGCCGGTGAGCTTGGTGAACCGCAGCAGCCACCGCTTGCCGTCGATCTTGACGTTGTGATCGTCTGGCATGGCTCACCCTTTCGCCGCCATCCACAAACCGTAGTTGGCTGCCGAGTACCCGAGGTATGCGAGGGCCAGTCCGGTCTTGCCGTGCCACCACAGGTCGCCGGCCACCCACAGATAGATGACGCCCGTTAGGGCGATGAGCCACGGAGCCACGGCAGGAGTCCTTTCACCCGCCACCCTAGCGGTGGCGTCAACCGATGCCGAACTTGCGGCCCAACTCGTTGAGCTTGTCCTGCCGCTTCTTGCATCCGCAGTCCTTGACACCAACGGCCGAGGCCACCGCCTGGACCCGTTGCTTCGTGATGCCCACGGCGTCGAGCCCGGCGGCAACCATGTCACCAAGGCCGGGCTTCGCTCGCGGGTACGCCGGGTGCGTCTCGTCCACCACCAGGCGGTCGCCGTCTTGGCTGACGATGCACGGCCGCACCTGCTCGAGCGTGTAACCACGCTCGCGGCACCGGGCCTCAAGATGGGCGAGGCGGCAGCGGATCATGGCAGCGGGTTGCAGACGGGGATCCACGCACTGTTGCCGTCACCGACGCCGCCAGCAAAGCTGACTTTCAGCGAAGTAAGGTTGGGGTTGACTTGCGTAAACAGTCCGCAGCAGCCGCCAACAACTATTTCGCCAAAACTAATGAAACCGCACGGCCTATCGAACAACTCAAACGATTGCGTATCTACCCACCCATCACCGTCTGCCACGCTGTACGCATCGTTCGCGTCTGGCCCTTCAATGCTGCCGATGATGTCCGCACAACTCAATCCGCAGCACGGCTCAATGGTCATGCTGACAAGCACAAGCGGGTCTCCGTTTGGGTCAACGCCAGGCGACTCGTTGATAGTTGCGGTCCATCCTGCATCGGCCAATCGTCCCTGGATCGTTTCCCACACTGGCTTGAAACAGTTGTCCCAATCCTCTTGGTAGGCACCAGCGATGTTGGCATTGGCGTACAATGTCACGCAGCACTGTTCGCAGCAGCACTCCTGCTCGGTCCCGATCTTCCCGTCACGCATGACGGGCTGGCCGTCCTGAAACGTGATGAGCGTCATGCGGCAGCCGTTGAGCAGGTGGTGATCGAGTACCACTGCACATAGCCGCCAGTGGACGTGGTGTGGCCGAACAGCTGAATCTCGCCAGCCTGGAACCCGCCGAGCGTGGCGAGGTTGACGTTGAGCAGATGCCACGCCGCCTCGCTTGTGGGCCTCGGCTTGCCGAGCAGGCACTGCACTGGCGACTCCGCATAGAGCGGCAGAAAGGCGTTGTACGCAGCGGCCGTGCTCGAGGTGCTTGTGCCAGACGGGGCACCGAGGTTCACCACGTGCGTGGTGCCTGTGGCCCACACGCCAGTGAAGGTGGCCACGCGAATCGTTGCCCCAGCGCCGCCGCCAAGTCGCTCAAACCGCAGCGGCTCCGCACCACGGTCACCCTGCTCAACTGTTCGTACGACCTTGGCAATGCGATCAGCGGCTGGGCGAGTGAATGTCACCCGCTCAGTTCTGGCGGCCTTGCCGTCTGGACGCCTGGCCATTAGATGCACCCGTAGGCGGTTGTTCCAGAAACCAAGCTGATGTTTCCAGAAGCAGACTTATACGGATTCAAGCCAATTGGCGTGATCTTTCCTGCAATGACAACGCGAGTGGAAGTGCCTTTCGTGGCGGTGAGTTGCCAGGCATACGTTTGCGTTGTCGGCGTCACAGACGAAAACACGATGGTCGCCACGCCGCTAGAAACTGTGGCCGGCAAGGAGATGTCGCTGGCGAAGACTTGGTCGCAGCCACTCAAAGAATAGTACCTGTCGCCCCTTGCCCACGCATGCGATGGGCTACCAGAACCTTCCACGCACCTCGCATTGCCGCTGCTCGTGAAAACCCTGTACGCCTTTGCGGCATACGACGCCCCTGCTTCGTTGCACGCTAGCGAAAACGACGCTTTCGCCTCACTCGTGCCGTCCCACTCAACGTCGAACTTCGCTGGGCGAAACGACAAACTGCCAGAAGATGTGCCCTGGTTAAAAGACATAGTTCACCTCTAGAACGGCGGCTCGCCGAAGTAGTTTGAAAAGTCTGCCTCTGGATACACGCGGCGAGTCAGGATGTCTGGCTCTTGATCGTCGGCTTTTAGCCCGCCGTTTTCCGTAAGGGCGCGCGGCGAGCCAGACGCAACACGCTCGCCGTTCTCGGGATCCTTGACCCACGCGCGCTTTTTCTCGCCACCATCAAGATAATTCCACCCGACGTTTGGAAGCATGAGGTTATGCGTGCTGGCGCGATAGACAAGCTCAACCGTGACCTGCCAGTAACGAATCTCCGTGTCGTTTACAACTTCTGTGGCTTGCTGGCCGCTGATGCCAGAGCACAGCCACGAGTGAGCGGCACCGCCAAGGTACGCAGACGAGTTCACGCTGTTGGTCACGGCTGCCGCGTCAGCCAGCGGAAACTCGGCCCGATTTCCTGAGATCGTGGCACGCACCTCTGCTTCGAGCGTGGTGAGCCCCTCGAAAAAATCCTTGGCCGTATTTTGTAGAGGCTTCTTTGTTGCGTTGCCGTTGCCGTCGTAGTAAACAAGCGCCGGCACTTGGGCACCACCAGTGGAAAACGTCCACACGTCTGGCCGAGCAAGCGGATTCGGGTCCGGGTTTTCTTGCTGCGGCAGATCGTAGCGGTATGTGATCTCTACGTGATGACGGTCGGTCTCCGTGACCGATGCGTCAAGCATCCGAAGATACGAATACTCTGGGTGCTGCGACCCGTGCACGATGCCGATGGCGTTGATGACGGCCTGCGTCGCCGTCGGCTCGTCAACCGTGACGGCGTACTTGATCTCCGCCGTTGGGCTTTCGCCGAACTTATGCGAGAACGTGCGTGGGATGACTTCACGGTAGGAGATGACGGCCATCAGCCTGCAATCTCCACGGGTGCCGCATTTGCCTTGACGATCTCACGCCTAATTTCCTGAAGCTCCCGCAGCTGCTTGCGGTACTCGTCAACGGCAGGATCTTCGCGGCCGGTCGCCAAGGCAAGGAACTGGGACGCACCAGCACTGGTGCGGATGTCGTTGCCTTCAAGAGCCTGCTGCGAACGGCGAGACAAGGCGTCCAATCGGTCGGCCTCGATCTCCTGCAGCCGCTCAGCCAGACGCTCCCTAAGGTCGGCAATTTTCCGCTGCTGCTCCTCTTCCTGCCGCAGCCGATCATCTGCCGCCTTGGCGGCTACCTTTTCGGCTTCCTCGCGGGCCTTCGCAGCCCCTGTCGCTATGTCTCGCTCGCGGGCCTCGGCCTGGTCAAGTTGAGCCAGGCGTGCAGCAGCGGCATCTGCGGCAGCCTGGTCGTTTGCAGCCCTTGCCGCCGCCAACTCTTCCTGAACGCGGATGATCTCGCGTTCAATCGCAAGCACTGTCTCTGCGGCCTCGGCTCGCCGGTTGTCGCCGCCGAACTCGTTTTCCACACGCTGTCGCTCAATTGCCGAATCAACGCGCCGCTGGTCTGCCTCAATGGCCGCTTCCGCAGAACGCCTCGCCGCTTCGGCCTTTCGCTCCTCCTCTTTGGCGGCGTCCTTGATGGTGTCGATCTGCGAACGGTACGCGGCCGTGGCGGTTTCTACTTCCTGCTTGTAGGCAGTCTCATTCAGAATGCCGTTGGCGGCCTGCTCTTGAAGCCGCTTAAGTGCTTCTTGGAACTCATACGCAGCCTCAAAGCCAGCCTGCCCGAATGCGGCAGACTCAGCGATTGCATCATTCAAGAGACTCTGCGTTTGGCTAATCTGATCCACGAAGGTCTCAAATCCTTCGGGCGGCTCAATGCTGCGGATCTCGGCCTGCACCTCGGTTGCTGCAACCTCGACGCCGCCCAAGAGATCCCGCAGCTGCCCGAAGAACTGCAGGACGTTGAGCCCTGGTATCTGCTGCACGATTGCATCAGCGGCGGCCTGCCCAAGATCAGGGAAGGCAGACGTGAGCTTCGTGATCGACTCCAGAATCACGTTCGCCCCGCCTGTCACGTCGGCTGCGGCGTTGGCGAATGACGCAGTGATCTGATTGCTGGCGCCCTGCGATGCCAAAGCGGCCCGGTCGAGCTCGTCTCCAAAGCGTTTGATCTGCTCGGCCTGCTTGTCAGTGATGGCCCCGCCGATCCGCTCAAGGTCGGCCGCTGCCTGGTCGAGCGATGCGAAGATGGGCAGCAGTTCCGTGCCAGACTTGCCGAACAAGTCCATGGCCACAGACGCACGGTCGGCTGGGTCTGTAATTCCAGAAATGGCACGGGCCATCTGCTGGAACAACTCTTCCGGCGACTTGTTCTGCAGATCGTCACTCGAGATGCCAAGCGTGCGGAACGCATCCGCCGCAGCCTTGGAGCCGTTCCGAGCGTCTCCGAGCGACCGCAGGAACTTGTTGAACGCACCGCCCAGCGACTCAACGCTTGAGCCCGACGCCTTGGCTGCGGCGTCTAGTACCTGTATGAACTGGAACGAAACTCCGACACGTTCAGCCAACTGCCCGAGCCGCTCGACTTCGCCGTCCAGTGCGACGAGGTTTTTGGCAACCGCCACGCCAGCCGCCGTGAACGCGGTGAACGCACCGATGGCCAGCGTTGTCGGATTGACCAGCGTGGCGATCTGCCCGGCGAATGCCTGCAAACCGCCACCAGCCCCAGAGAAGACGCGATTGAGCCCCTCGGCAGCAGATGACAGACCAGAAAGCCGGCCAGCCACGTTGCCGATAGGGCCTGGCAGTGCCGACAGCAGGCCTGTCAATTCGTTGAACGCCAGGGTGTTGCCACTGCCGGCCGCGTCTGCAGCGGCGTCGTATCTGGCTGCGGCCACCGTTGCCTTGGCAAAACTCTGAGCCGACCGCTGCAGGGCAGCGTTGTACGTGTCCTGCGTGATTCGTCCCGCCGCTAGGTGCTGATTGAGCTCAAGCACCTCTTGGTCGTATTTCTGCTGCGGAGACAGGTTGGCCTGCGTGATCTGTGCGGCACGGGCCAACGCACTTGCACGGTCTGCCTCAGCCTTTGCGGCCGCCTCGTTCGCACCGCTCGCATCGGCCGCAGCCCGCTCATAGGTCTGCTGCGATATGGCACCCTGCTGCAGCAGTTCGCTCAGCCGAGCGAGCGTGGCGGCCCGCTTCTCCTCGGCAGTCGCCACCTGTTGCGTGACACGAGCACCCTCGGCAAAAGCCGCAGCCGAAGCGTTGGCGTCGTTCACGATTGCCTTGAGTTCAGCGGCGTACTGCTCTGCCGAGACTTGGCCTGTGCGGAATGCACTATTCAGAAACGCCAGGTCGGTGGCAACCTTCTGCTGGGCCGCAACCGCCGCCTCGCTGGATCTGGTGAACGAGTCGAACAGCGACGCGGCACCGCTGGCCTGCTGCCCGAGCCGTTGCAGCTGGCGATCCACCTGCGACAGACCCTTGGTCATGCCACTGGCATTTGCCGTGAACTGCACGCCAAGTCCGATCTGCGTCGCCATTACTTGCCCATTGCTTGCTTCAGTCCCTCCAGCTGCTCGAGCAGTTGAAGGTCATGCTGCGGTGCCTTTTCAATCGGTACGAAATCTTCCGCCTTCGGAGTCTTGCCTCGCTGGCAATACGGAGCCAGTGCAGCACTAGCCAGCAATCCGGTTTCCCGCCAGGTGTCAGGCAGCGGCGAATAGAAGCGGTGGTACGCCATCCATTCGCTGAGTTCGCGGGAGTCCATGTCCCGCATCAACTGCTTGACCGTCATGCCAAGGAAACCCGCCAGACGAAATATGAATCGCTTCGTCGGGCGGATGGCTAGTTTTTTGCGAGCTCCTCCACGTCTTTGTCGGTAAGAGCGTTGTGCTCCATGGCCTGCGTCCAGATGCGGCCGAGCACCTTGCTCGACTTCTTCGCCAATGCCTGTACGCCTTCGTCACCGGGGAAGAGCAGCTCCCCCTTCTCGTCGCACAAGCACTTTGCCAAGAACTTGGTGCGAAAGTTTTCCACGCCTTTGTTCTTGTTGAGCACCCAATCGTTTTCGTAGGCGTCACGCTCGCCGCACGACATGACGCGGCAGAACACGGAACCGCCCCACTCGGGCACCTTTATCTCCATGAGCCCCATGTCATCCGCCGCGAGGATCTGCTCTTTCGTCAATGCCATTGGTTTCACCCGTCGAGAATCTTGAACGTCACGGTGTAACGGGTCACGCCGTTCAACTCGGGCGAGACGCTCAAGCCCTCATAGACTGCCTTGCACGTCAAGTTGGCTCCGCCGCCGCTGATGGTCAGGTCGTTGCGAACGCCATAGCTGGCAGTCGAAACGCCAGCCGAGCCGAGGCAGGTGAGAGACACGCTGCCAACATCGTCTGTCCAGACGACGCTGCGGCCTCGCGGCAGAGCGCCGCCATACGTCCACGCAAGGTCTGTGACCTCCGTGAACGTAGTGCTGCCGAAGGTCGCCGTGATCCCTGTGCTGTACGTGGCCACGGACCCCTCCGTGGCTCAGCTGTACTGGAACTCGGCCGAGCCCTTGACCACGTCGTTGACAGCCAGCGTGATCGTGCAGCTGTTGCACGTCGCACCGCCGCTGATTGAGATCGGGCCGCTGACGCTGAGCGTGCCAGTGGCACCCTGAGCGAGCATCCCGGTTCCGATGAACTCAATGCTCACGGTCTTGCCGGTGTCGCCGGCAGTGCCCTTGAGCGGGCGGGACTGAGTCAGCACGGTGGCCCCGGTGGTCTGGCCGAGGTGCGAAATGTCGATGTTGTCCTGGCCGGCGTTGTCGGCCACGGTCCACGTCAGGCCAGTGATCGAGCCGGTGAAACCGGGGAACGAAAAGCTCGTGCCAGTCGAATCATGAGGCGTGGTTGCCATGGCTGACTATGTCTCCTGCCACCAGATGTCGTAGGTCTGTTTCACCAAGTAGAGGGGCGACTCAGCACCCTCGACTTCCACCAAGTCATCGGCCTCGTCAATGAGGGCCGTCTGCTTCACTTCCGTATTGTCAAGGGTGCCGCCGTAGCCATCCAGAACGACCCGGCACTTGTCGGCCAAGTCCCGTGCAGACTCGTACGTTTCGCCATAGGCGAAAAGCTCCATCGTTACCCGCGGCACACCGACCGGGGCATTGAACGCCTGCTGACGCTCAATCCTGGCCCGCCGCCAGATGAGCAGCGGGTAGGCGATCTTCTGCGGCCCCACATACCGCAGCGGGTAAATCCTGCCGCTGATGAGCGAGTTGACGGCTGTGGCGTTGACGAGGGCCGTGCGAAGCACGAACTCTGGGGATTTCATAGCGGCCCCCTAGCGATGCTCTGGAATGCCAGTTCTTTGACGGCGGCGTTGAATGCCTTTTCCATCTCGGCAACAAGCATCCCTTCCACGTTGCTGCGGGTTTGCTCCCACGCAGAACGCACTGGCGGCCGACCAAACCGCCCGCCCACCGGCATCTTCCCGGTCGAGACTAGGCGTCCGTCCTTTGTCTTCCTAAACCGCTCCTTGGTGCCGAACTCCACCAGCCCCTGGTGGTAGCCGAGCTTGGTGTTGTCATACGGCTCGTTCATCTTGCGGCCGCTCTTGTAGCCAAGGATGGCAATGCCAACGCCGGTGCGCGGGTACTCCTTTGTTTTGACGGCAATGGATCGCCGCAGGTTGCCCGTCTCGCCCTTTGGCGTGTTTGCCTTGAGTGCTGCCATCGTCCCGCCTTGCTCAGCCGCACGCTTCAGGCCTGCGGCCATGTGCTTGGCGGCCAGGTTGTTGGGCAACGCCTCAAACGCCGCCCGCAGACGCTCAAGCCCAGGCACGTTCATCGTGATGCGGATGCCGACCGTCTCAGCCATCGGTACGCTCCGAGCAGACGGCTTCGTGCTCGCTGCGGTTGTTGTGCTCGAGCAGGCTGACGATCTCCAGCGTGCGGCTCCGCCACGAGAACCGCATGGACTGCGTCAGGCCCGGCAGGTACCGCAGCCGCACTCGGTGCGTCAACTGTGTCTGCTCCTGGCCAGCAAGCATCGCCTCGCGGGCCGAGACGCCTTCCACGCTGGCCCACACGGCCGACGAGTTGCTCCACGAAAGGACAGTCTCGCCAAGCGTGTTGGTTGCACCGCTGGCAATCTGCACCGTGACACGCTCGCGGAGCTTGCCGGCGTCGATCATCGGTAGGAGCCCCAGCGTTGCGAGTCGAGCAGGGACTTGACGCCAAACTCGACTTCCTTGGAAATGCTGCCGGTGAGCACGCTAGTGCGAAACTCGTACCAGTGGCCAACCAGCATCAAGATGGCGTGCCGGATCGCCGCCGGGACGCTCGAGCCCGTGGCCCCGTAGCCAGCCCACCACGTCACGCTGATGGCGTTGTCATCCTGCCGGTGCGGCGTCCACGTGCTGCCGTAGATTGGCAGGATCGCCCCAGGCGTGGCGTTCCGGTCAACCCGATACTCGGCCGTACTGTACGTGCTAGTCGGCCCGGCTTCCTGCGTGAAGGTCACCGTGACCGCCGTGGCCGTTCCGCTCATCACCATCGGCGGCCGGGGCAACTCGACCGGCTCAATGCCGCTGTCGGGGAACTTGTCGAACCGCATCACCCACTGGGTGTGCACCAGCGTGCGGTCAAGGTACTGCTCGCACCACTCACGGGCCGCCGTAATTAGCGTGCCGATGTACGTGTCATCGTCGCTCGTGTCCACCCGCAGATGGGCCTTGGCCTCGGCGAGCGTGACGGGCTCAACGGCTGGGGCGGTCTGGCGAGTCAGGCTTCGGTACTGCACGTGGGCGTCCTCGTTTGCGTGGCGTTGCGTCGGCCGTCTCGGCCTGGTGGTCAATGGCGGCCGTCTCGAGCTCCTGCTGCCGGTCCTCGACTGCGACCCGCTGAGCGAGCAGCTGGGTGGCGAGCCCGCCGGGGATCTCCACCACCTGGCCTCTGCGGTAGCCACGCCACGAGCGGGTAAACTTCAGTTTCTTCATTGCGGCACGCTCCATGCAGATTCCGGGCGTTTCAGCGTGTTCGTGAACTCCGTGGCCCACTGGAAAACAGGCGTGCCCAAGTTCTTGCCGGGCCACGTGACCACGTACTCGCCGTGACCGAGCACGACGCGTGGCGAGACGAAAACCTTGTTCCCACTTTCACGCCAGTTTTTCCAGAAGTAGATGTCATCATCGACGCGGCCTTCGTGCCACGAGCCATCGGGGCCGGGCTTACTCCAGAACCAAGGCTTCCTGCACCGCTTCAGGGCGGCCGTACTGATGACCGTGAGCCCGAAGTGGGCCGTGTCCACTTCCTGCACGGGCTCGGCGAACCACGCCGAGTCCACCTTGGTGCTGCCGTCAGGCGGCGGATTGTCCAGCGTGCCTTTCAGCGTGAGCATCGGGCGGCCGTCCTCTCGCTTCGTCTGCAGGCCGGTGATGGCGTCGCACTGGAACGTCATCGCCAAGGCAAACAAATGCTCTACGTCCTCTTTGGTGAAGAACGTGTCATAGTCGATGGTCAGCAGATACTCGGCCTTGTCAATGAACTGCTCCATCACGCGGGTATTCACCTGCGACCAGAACGCACCCGTGCCCATTGTGGGGCGAATGCCCAGCGGCATGAGTGCCTGAGCCCATGTGAAGTGGTTGGCCGTAAAGCTCAACCTGGGCATCGACAGGATGGCTTCCACACGGATGTCAACCTCCGTGCCGCCGACCTTGACCAGCATGGGCACCTCGCAAACGAGAGCGGGCCGCCCCGATTTGGAGCGGCCCGCCTAGTCTGCACATCACGTCAAGCCGTCAGGCTCACGCACCCACGAGGGCGATGACCGGGCCAGCCGCCGTGTCCGAGCCGAGCTCGCTCCACGAGATGGCGCACCGCATGGTCGCACGGACCACGACCTGATCGCTCAGGAACGCCACCTGATCGCTGGACGCGATCTCCAGGCCACGACGCACACCGAAGTGAGCGGCGTTGCGGAGGTTGGCGTACAGGGCCATGACCTTGCCGGTCTGATCGCCCGAGCCCACCATCTGGTGCGAGAGCAGCACCGGCGAACCCAGGAACGTCAGGCCGAGCCCCTGCGACAGACCGACCGACCCGCCCTGGGCGAGGTCGAGAGCCTGGAGGCAGGTGGCGAACGCATAGGGGGACACGATCCACGCCGCACCCTGCCGGCTGTGGCTGGGCATCTTGGCCATCATCTCGAGGATGTTGGCCTTCGTGATCTCCTCGAAGTAGTCGCCAGCACCCGTCACGAGGCTCGCGGCGTAGGTCGCCGAAGAGCCAGCGAGGATGCCGCCGCTGGTGAGGATGCCCGCGACGCTGGGAGCGTTCGCCGAGTTGCCGTTGAAGGCAACCGTCTCGACCGCCTGGGTCAGCGTGTAGGCCAACTCGGTGGCGAGCATCTCAGCGATGCCGACAACCGAATCCTCGAAGAGCTCGGTCGACACCTTCGTCGCGGCCGTCACCTTCTTCGCGGTCAGCGTGACCTGCGAGTGGGTGGGGTCAGAATCAGTGATGGCCGTGTTTTCCGCGACCCAGTACGCTGTGGCCCCTCCGGTGCGCTTGGGCACCAGAACGACATCTGACGGCATGTTGACCGGCGTGGCGTTGGACGCAAACACCGAGTCCTCGTTGACGAGCCGCAGCACCTGATTGCTCAGGATGTCGGGCACGAAGGCCGATCCGGTCGTGGACGCGGCCGAGCCCTGAGCACGGGCCTCGATGCCGTAATCATTGCACCACCGCTTGGCCTCGGCGTCACCACGGAGGTGACCCTTGATCCACATGCCGGCCTTGTAGGCCTCTTCCTCGGTCTTGAACGCACGCAGCTTGCCGGCGTACGGGATCGACTCGATCCGCACCTTCGGCTCGTCGGCACGCACCTCGGGGGCCGGGGTGCAGCGGTCCACGACGCTGCGGAGGTTCTTCGCCGACTCGGCAACCGACTTCTCGAAGTCGATCTTCTTGGCGAGCTTGGCGGCGTCGGCCGTCAGCGTCTCGAGCTCGAGGTCACGCTCGGCGATCTTGTCCGCGTCGCCTTCGATGGCCCGCACGGCGTCGATCCGGTTGGCGAGGGTAACGGCCTCGTCCTGCAGCTTCTTGAGGTTGTCCACTGTGTGATATCTCCGCCGGCGGTATTGCCGATGGAGTTCACAGTGCCACTACCGTGCATCCCTCTTGCAGAAGCGAACCTCAGAAACTGTTGTTTTCACAAACACCACGCCACGGGCACCGCATCGCGGGCAGCGTAGATACCGCTGCCGCTCGTCACCGCACGGGCGCGAAGAACGGCACCGCAACTTCTCGCCGCACGTGCAGCGGGCGTCAGCCATTGCGAAGCCTCAGAGATGCAGCCCAGGCGGCGGCGACGCCCCGCAGGGCCGAACGCGAACGATCCGCCTGGGCCGCAGGCTCGGGCGTGGGCTCGGCGACTGGTTGGGAATTAACCCACGCATCGTAAGACCGCATGGCGACAGCGGCCGATGCTGCCGGGTACGCAGGCGTCAGCACGACAGACACGTCTGCCAACATCGAGATCTCACGGATCTCTCGCACCGCCCCCTGTTCATCGCTCGTCCACCGCTCGCCAGTCTTGGGGTCGAGAGCGAAGGCGAAACTCGACGCCTTGAGGTCGCGGCGACGCAGCAGCTCAAGGGTGTCACGGCCCACCTGCGTGTCGGGCGGTGTCACCGTGTACCGCAAGCCCTTGTCGTCGCTCGACAACTCAAGCGTGCCGCTCGATGTGCGGCCGAGGATGAGGTCGCTGTTGTGGTTTAACAACGCGACTACGTCTTGCTTGCCACGCTGGCGGTTCAGCACCTTGTCGAACGCACCAGGCAGGATGATCTCGCGGAACTGCGAGCCGCCTTCACGCAGCGGCAGGCTGAAGCGGTTGTAGACGGCGGCGTATCCGGTGATGACCTGCGTGCCGTTGGCCCGCGTCTCAATCGTGAGCTCGGCCTCGGGCACTTCCTCAAAGGCTAGGCAGCGGCGTTCAAGTTCCATCTGTCGTGTCCTCCTCTTCGGCCTGGTCTTCGGCGTCATCGGCCGGTGTGTCTTCAACCTCGACGGCTGGCTCGGGCATCGGCTCCGGGGCAGGCGGATCCTGGCCCACCTTGTCCAGCGTGGTCATGTTCAGCTGCACGAAGTGCTTGTCACCCTCCGGCCCGATTGGGTTGAGGTTCTCCAGCTCGCGGATCTCGTTGATCGTCATCCAGCCGTTCTGCAGGGCCGAGACGTAGTAGGCAGACCGGCTCGCGTGATCGCCACGCAGTAGGCCACTCACGCTGTGCTCGGCGAAATACCGCTCGTCATCGACGATCAGATCACGCGAGATCGCGGCTTCCCATCGCTTGAGATGCGGCAATAAACAGTGCTGCACAAATTCTGTGCCCTGAACTTCGATATTTGAATATGTCGAGCGGGTCAGGTCTTGAATCATGTGCGGCGGCACGCGAAACGCCCGGCAAATCTCGATCACCTGATACTGCCGCGTCTCAAGGAACTGGGCCGCCTCGTTGCTGCCGCTGAGCTCGTGAGCCTTAACGCCATTCGGTAGCACAGCCGTGCGGTGTGCTCGATCCGGCCCCCGGTGCATCCGCTCCCACTGCTCACGCAGACGCTCGGCTGCCTCGGCCGGAATCGGGTTGTCACTCTCCAGTACGATGCCAGGCCGGGCACCGTTGCCGAAGTACGTGGCCCCGTGGGCCTCCAACGCCTGAGCCAGCCCGATGGCGTTCTGGAAAATCTTGTAAGTCGGGATCGCCTTGATGCCGTCCTCGGTCGTGAACCGCAGGGCGAATATCTGCTCTTGGCTGTAGACCGTCTGCCGGCCGCTCGGCTCGCGGTAGCGATACCGCAGCGTGCCGTCTTCCAGCCGCTCGGCTTCCATCCGAGACGAGTGCAGCGGCCACAGTTCCGAGACGGCACCGCGAGCACCTGGGCGGATCTCGGCGTAACTCGCACCGTAGTGGAGGTACATGCCCGTCATCCAATCCCGAAACTCTTGGGCCGTCTGCCACGGGTTGGGCTGCATGTGCAGCAGGCGATACACGGGGTGGCTCGTGGCCTTCTGCTTGCCACCGTCGGCGAGCCGCTCGAAGACGTGAAGCGGCAGAGCCGAGACGGCGTCAGAAATCACCCGGATGCAGGCCGTGTAGGCCGAGCACGCCATCGAGTTGTCGGCGTTGACGCGAACGCCAGACGGCGTACGGCTGGAAGAAACCTCTGGCCAGTCGATACCACGCAGGTCGAACATCTTGTAGTCGGCGACGGCGTTTTCGTTCATAGGG